CTTTGGGTGTATCACTATCAACTTCTGCTGTGACTATCCAACGCCAATGTGTATCGTCAAGTTCTCTGGTATAACAATGTCTAAACTTTGTGTGCATTTATAAACTTCTGAAAATCACCATTGTACATTGTAAGTGCAAAGTGTGTCTTTTTATCGAACAAAATAATACTTCTGCTACGCTTTTTTATATCTCTTATATAATACGGTGTTTTGATAAATCTGTCAAGATCTAAAAGAAAGCGTCCTGTTGGCTCTACTTCCTCTATGCTTATCTCAAAATACTCTAGTTCAAGTCTATCAATACAGTGTAAGCAACCTCGTTGTGTTAATCTAAACCCACCATCTCTGCGTTGATTTTGCCACCAATTGGCATAGGCAATATTAAAAGATGGACGAAGGTGAAACTCTCTAGGATCATTGTCTATGAATGCTTGAGTATATTGATCCTTGGTAAGCATATCATGGATAAATCTGTTTACCTTTGTCTAGTACCACAACGGTAAATTGATCTGTTTGAAACTGTTTATTGAGTTTTTTTGCTAGGTTGATAGCATGTCCTGGATTGGAGAAGGAGACCTTTTTGTATTTAGGCCCTGGATAGCTGATAAGCATATTAAATGTTTTTAAGTTGATTGGTTTTTTGTCGTAGTAAACCGCCCAAATGCCTTCACTCGCTAACACTTGTTCTGCTTTGTATGTTTCTTTTTCGACTTTTTCTAATAGAACCGTTGGTTTAGGGCGACTCATTGATATATCTCACTTTATAATATGCTACTATTATTTAGTCAGAAATATGCGTAGTTTATTAAAAAGTATCACCGTCTAACTGAACTTCTACCACACGATCTTGTGCTTTTTGCAGTTCTATTACAGTATCTTGTAGTTCAGTAATGTATTCTAGCAAACGAGCGTAATCGTTGGCAATGCCTCTTGCATCTTGCGCATTGACAGGCATACTGTCTTTGCGCAGGTTCATACAACCGTGTGCTAGTCTATCTAAGTTTGGAAACTGTGGTCTAGCCATTTGCTCGTCTCAGTGTTTCCTGCATTTCCATTTTAGTTTTAAAAGGACCATCAAACTCGTAGCGACTTAGTGTAATAAGTTTAGGACAATAACTTGGACTATGGCTACCATCTTCCCAATGCACTACATAGTAACCTGCGCAGAAGAAACTTTGACTTGCTTCTGTTTTTGTATAAAGAGGCAGTTTACGCTTTAGATCAAAGATTGCGTTGTATGGCTGTGTCTTACAAGCATACCCGTGAACTTCGTATTCTAGTTTTTCTTTGTTGACAAGTTCTTTGCCTGTGAAACTAACTTTCATCTTTTGCTTTAGTTCTTCTAACTTTTTAAAACTATGATTCTCTTTGCCAACAGTAAGTGTTACACCATTTTCATTACTACGAATAGTGCCTACTTTTTGACCATTATCTTCTAAGATCCAAAACTTATCTTCCAGTACAGGTTTAGCTACGAATTCCATTTTGTTCCTCCACATAGTTTGCTTGCAACCATTCAGCAAACTGTTGCGCATTATCTGCAATACGCTGCATATCCCACTTGCCGCAGAACTTCATAAAGTGTGCGCCTACCATAGGCTTGTTCTTTGCTACACTGTGTTCGCGGATAACATCATCTACATAGTCACGGATCTCTACGGGCTGTGCAGTAAGGTCCACCAGTGTAACATTACGCTCGTAATCATCCAGCACACGATGTTCTTCACCGTTGTGATCTGTCCAACGCTGTAGCATAAGATTATTCCAGTTAAAGCCCTTTGTGTCTTTGTCAGCATATGCTTCCATCAATCCAACTTTTTTACTACTGCCTTTTTCACGCACACCAGGATAAGCACTGAACACGTTGTCAGTAGGATCACCACGCATACATTTTTTAAACAGTTGATACTGTGGATCTGCAGGAACTTTTTGCTCGCCTGTTTTCTTATCAATAACAGGCTTGTCTTCGTCTGTGACAACACCATCAAGTTTAATAAGCTCGTTAGTAATACCGTTATACTGATGCACAGTAGGACTTACCAATTGCACAAAGTCTGTGTCACTGCTTACAATAATGTGTGTGTCCTCAGGATGTAGTGCAATAAATCGAGCAATAATATCATCTGCTTCTGCAATCTCACAACGCATTACACTGCAGTTTGTGCGTTCGCTTACGAACTTAGTAAAGTCATCATATGCTTCAAAGAACAATGCATCCTCTTCGGCTTCGCTAGGGGTCTGCGCTGCCCGCTTATCGCTTCTATTCTTCTTGTATGGAGTATAGAAGTCCTTACGCCAACTGCGTCCTTCAAGGGCAAACAACACATGATCCGCATTAAACTTGCGATAACATTTGTTAATGGCATTAAGAGTGATATGGATAGCCATGCCAATTTTAGTTTCGGCATCGCCTCGCACTACATGTCTAGCACGAAAGAAAGTATTCATAGTATCTACAAGTAAGTAGGTCGCCATTATCTTTTAAGTCCTTTGAACTCTTGTTTAACTTGTGTTATTATACTACGTTTACTTGGTTGTGTCAAGCCCGTTTTGATTTGATATTGTGCTTGAACCTTGGGAAGCAAGTATTTGTACCAAGCAGTATGTGCATCGGCATCAAAATGCTGCCCGCCATTTATAGTTTGGTAACCTTGTTTAGTTAGATACTGTCTAAATTTACTAATATGAAAAAATAAGTGTTTGATATTTTGTTGATCCAACTCTTTACTGAATTTATTAAACTCGTTTTCCCAGATTTCGTGCTTTCGCCAAAACTCTTCCTTTGTTTGTTTTATAACCCACTCTTTGTATTCTTCTTCCATACTTTCTGGCACAGAATCTGTACCACTTGCTGTAATTTGCAGATATCCATCTAGATATTCCCATTCTTCCCTATCCGCTGTTGTCCATCCGATAATAACAAATAACTTGCTTTTATCTTTTGTTTCGTTTATAAATTTCCGTGATGTTCTCAAAATTCTTGTATTACTACTAGCACTTTCGGCTTCTAAAAAAAACGGTTGATTAAGTGCTTGTGCTAACTTGTATCCGTATGTGTGAGGAATTGCCTCTGGATGAGCGCGACTTCCCCATGCTATATACCTTTTATCATCTGCAGCAAAGCAATATCCGTTTATTATTTCAGCACCTGCACTGTGGCTATCGCCATTTACATATATCACTTGTAAGCATTCCTATGTTCGTCAATGTTCTCGACATTGCGTTGTGCTTGCTCTTGTTCGTAACTTTCAAGAACAACATTACGACAAACATCTTGGAACCAGTTGTCAACAATGTCGTTGTCTGTTTTACCTTGATATCCTGCACGAACTAGTTTAGCAACAAACAAGTCATTCCAATCAAGTTCAAAAGCACCGCGGTCTAAACTGCCACCATCAAGTTCCATGCCAAGCACACTAACCCAAGGTTCGCCTGCTTCTGTGGCAAGTTCCTTTTCGGTCTTCTTACGTTTAGGAGCAGCCTTTTTAGGCTCTTCTTTTTTCTTAAATGGATTCCACTTATCTAACATTACATTCCTGCTTTTCTTAGTTTATCTGGATCAACTGGATGTTTCATTGCACGTTCCAATTGCTCCTGCCTGCGATCTCTTTTTCTAGGTTCCCCAAGCGTTTCCGAAGAGACTGATGTGTAGTCTTGGCGTGAAGCGCCAACCTCGTTCCATGCAAAGTTCGGCAACTTGTTGAACATTGAGCGTATACTCTTCACTGCGTCCGCCAAGAGGCATGAGATATACTGGACACTCAACGCCTGCGTCACGGTATGCTTGAACAGCCATACTAACTTCATCCACATCCACACGATCAGCGACAACAAACTTGAGATAAAGTTCACTGCGATTAATGCCAGCGTAATCGGCAACAGTCCCAGGCTTAATAGCGTCAACCGTAAGTTCTCCACTAACACTAAGTTTCGGGGAACAACTCCAAGTGACTGTAAATCGTTCTTGATTGTTGAGATAATCTCTGAAATCTTCTCTAAGGGATTGAGTAGCATTTGTTTCAAATGTGACATTTTTTAAATCCTTCATCCTTGGATGTTCTAATAGTTCTTGATAGAATTTTTGCCAACCTAGCAGAGGCTCTCCGCCTGTAAAGATGAGATGTACGTCTTGACCGTTCTGCATAGTCCAACTGCCTTCAGGCGTGAGACTGAGTAAATGTTCTACAACTTCATCTACAGTTCTATCCATCATAAACTTTTTAAACTCTGGATAGATGCTTGCATATGTATCACAGCCTGTGTGAATAATAGGCAAGTCTTCGAACTTCTCTACTGTATTTACTATTCCACTATCCAGCAACGCTTTAACCTCTGGATTGTGTTTATCTTTCGCTGTGCCTCTAGGCAAACCAAAGTTCATGCAACGAAAGTTACAACCAAATGTGCGCAGGAATACGCTGGGCACTCCTACAAACTTGCCTTCACCTTGTACGCTATAAAACGCTTCACTGTATCTTAGTTTCATTGCTGGCTTCCTATTAACTGCTTCATATGATGGATAACCTTTTTCAAATACTGGACTTTCAATCATACTAGGTCACTCCACTTACTAAGTTTTGCTCGTTTAACTTCTGCACGATCTTCTAGCTCTTGCCAACTAACTAGATCATGTTCTTGCATAAGACCAATCATACACAATACATCTCCTAGTTCATCAACAAGTTCTTGCCGCTTGTTTTCAACAGTTGCTTGTCTTAGGATCTTACTGCACACCTGCTGTAGTTCACCACATTCTTCCATTGTGATAACCATTAGTTGTTGTCTTGCATCTAGTTCACGCATCATGGGCGTTGCTCCACAATCTTGTCTGCAAGTCCATAGTCGACTGCTTCCTGTGCATTCAGGAATGTATCAAACTTCATTACTTCAAACAGTTCATCATAGGTCTTGCCTTTGCTGTTGTGCTTTACATACAGTTCAGTGAGGCGTTTGTTAATCTTCTTGCTTTCCTCAAAACTGCGGATTACATCTTCCATTTCAAGTTCCTGCACATGAACACTACCGCTTGTGCCAGGTGTGCCTGAACTAACACGGTGAATCATTGTGCGGCTCTCAGGAAGCACAATACGCTTGCCTGCTGTGCCTGCCATTGCTAGGAAACTTCCCATGCTGCATGCTTGTCCTACAACAACTGTTTGCACATCACACTTGATAAACTGCATAGTATCATAGATACCAAGTCCTGCAGTAACAAGGCCACCTGGACTGTTGATGTATAGTGTAATATCCTTTGTTGCACTTTCGCTTTCGAGGAACAGCATTTGTGCTACTACTAGATTAGCACTGTGGTCATTTACAGGACCGTTAAGCATCACAATACGATCTTTAAGCAAACGACTGTAAATGTCGTATGCCCGTTCGCCTGTGCCTGTTTTTTCAACTACCATTGGTACTAGCATTTATTCTGCCTCATAAATTAACTCTCTTAACTGTGTTGTTGTGCTAGGCCATTCATTTAGTTCATAACATTTAATTTCGTAACCAGCATTTCGTAATCTGCGTTGTATTTGGCTTTCGTCAATAATAGTAAGTTCATTCATTTCTAAAACTTTATTGTTTATTATAGCATCAACGATGTTTTCAATCAACCTATCTTTATAAAGATAAGGTTCATTTTGTATCCAATCCTTATGAAGTTTTGTTAATTCGTCATTTGTTCGAACATTACATATATCTAACCACTCTGCTAATCCATTGAATAAAGCAGGTAAAGTGTCTCGTATTTGGTTGATTTGAATTTTGAATACCTTATCGTTTGTATAGTCTACAACGTTGTTGTATCCGGTCTCTGCTTTGTTCTGATCATACAAATATAAACTTAAATATTCACGAAGTTCCCATGTTTGAGCACCTTCCCAATTGGACATATCTAGTTGTGATTGATTGTGCTTTATCCACCCATCTTTGAATATTTTAGTTTGTTTATTGTTTAGGTGCCAAACAAAATCGTTTAGTGCTGGATAAAGCAATATAACTTTGTCATATGCAGTTAACAATTTTTCAATATTTGATATTAGATTATCTGTCTTATGCTGAATAGGATGGACATATGATCTTTCCTCAGGAATCAACACTGCTTCGTCTACGTTTGATTTGTGATTTCCGTTCCAGTTGTGACTGCTATTTTTTTTAGTAAATGGTCTATAATCTACAGCATAATTTCCTTGCATCCATTCCAAAGCCCATCCAAGAAAGTTGCCGTAACATCCAGCTGGATATGCAATAATATGCATTATTCAGCAAACCTTTCTTTTCGGATTATATAAGGGGTATAGATAGCACTGTTTGCACCATGCTCGCTACACTCTGCACTT